ACAGGTGTATACTTCACATATACACAACCCTCACATTTCAATCGAATTATTGACTGATATATCTGCCCTGATTCTAAATATTCTACAACACCAGATGATCGTTCAATAGCAGAATCAGAATTTATTGTTACACCAAACCGTACTTTTCGTTGACCTTCATATGGTAATGTTATTGTCAAGAAATACATTCTTGTGTATTTGAATATTAGCTCTCGTATTAGCTCATCCATATCAGCAGTATTAGTAGCAAGTACAGTTAATGAATATTCGAGGTTCAGCGGAATTGCATGTTCATAATACAGATTATTAGTTTTAGGATCTATAACAGCCGCTACACCTTTATGCATACGAGTGAAGTTTGTAAGATTTGTATCAATAGAGATATCATCATTTCGTGTCAATGCTACTATCGGAAATGTTATCTCATCATTCTGTAGCTGTGCAGCTATATCAATAACTTTGTCAGGTGATACAACACTTACAACAGGATTTTCTACTGCATTTGGATTGAATGAATTTTTCAAATCATTTACAATCGCTTCATCATATAGATATATCATTACTGCTCACCTTCTTGTTCAGATATATACTGACCTCTATAATCTACAGGTTCTGTTAAGAAATGGTTGCTTGTCTTAAATGTATTCTGACGCTCTTTCTTAGTGCGACCAACAGTCTGTTTTTTATCATATACAGGCACTACTTGTGCAATCATATGATCAGGTGCTTGAAAATCGCATGTAAGCTCAGTTACTCTGAATGTTCTATCAGGCATACCTGTGTATTGACCTGACATATGAAATAGACTATCTTTTTGTAAGTTAGGCAAATCAAAACTACAATGGAGCAAGAACGGTAAGTCTTTATCATTTTCAACTACCCAACCTAAACGCTTGAATGTTTTTACTTTAGGAGACCCTTCAAAGAATATATGAGTATCAATCATATCAGAATAACTATCTACTAGAGGTTCTCCTTGTTCATTTGTAGTAGCCATATTAGGAAATTGATACTTACAAGGTATTCCTTGCATTTCGAGAGCTTCATTGTATCTAGCTCTCATGAGTTTTATATCTTCTCCTATAAGATTGATAGACATCAATATCACCACTCATTCATATATTACTTTACGCTTTAGTTTAGCACCTCTATAGTTCATCTCAATTTCAGCAACAATTGCTGTGTTTACCTGTTCTGGATTAGTTGCACCAGAACTATCATACCAATCTTTACCTAAAAAGTATCGGCACAATTCCTGCAATGCAACTTGAGCATCCATAGGTGGTGCCATTATACCATAATCACCAGGTTTGCACAAACTCAATACATGCTCTTTGTTGAACTTATCTCTCATGCGTTGTCCTCCAATATGTCATCAATGTTAGCTACATAGTCTAACCAACTCCATGACCATCGTTGAGTCTTACTAATAGCAGATATATTTATACATCTACCATCTTTAAGAGCTTTCATGAATTCAGTCTCTGAAATTGAATATCCATTATTAAGCCAATTTTCATCATGAATATTGAATGCGATAACATACCACTGAAATTGTTTGGTTCCTTGAATGTTGTACTTATAAACATTCATTATTCTGAGCTTATCATAGCCTAGTCCCTTTAGTGTCATTAGATATTGAATCTGATTACCGGGAAGATGTGCCCTAGGCTCAAACGTAATCAAGAAACCATATTTCTTAAGCTCAGCAAGAATCTGTTCTGTAGTAAATTCAACAACAAGATTTTCATTGAATTCTGTAACCATACTACCCTGTGCGTTCAATACACAAGCAAATAGCACACCAAATTGAGTATGATTTAATTGAATTCTAAGTCCAGTAAGCCTAGCATCCTGTATGATATCAGAAACAGAGATACTCAAATCTCTACTATTATTAGATTTGGCATCAGATAACTGATGCCAATCTGAGATGTTATACTGCAATGGCTGACTCGGCATTTTTATCACCACCGTTTTCATTTTCTTTAACAAAGTAACGCAATTCAGTTTGAAATGCTACTAAATCATCAGTATTTGTATTTGGATAGTTAGAGAAGAAACGAGCTATCATATCCACCTTTAACTGAAAATAAAGCATTCTACGCTCAGTTTCAGACAACTCAGGATGCTTTTCACAAAAGATAAAGAATCGTGTGATAACACTACTAAATGCCTTCATAATTACAGGGTCATCTTCTGTAAGTTGTGCAGTATGAAGAGCTTTGAAGTTTGTACTATTGTATTGCTTCAATTCACTGAAGAACTGATGTGATAATAATTTAGGATTAGAGAACATCATCGCCGCCTCCTTCTCCTGTTGCTTCTGAAGCTATGTCCCAAGTAGGTATATCAGAACCAATCTGAGGAAATACCTCTGAAAGTATCTCAGTAAGTGCTATTGTATAAGCTTCTTTATGACTAACTCCTGTATGTACAAGTGTAGTTGCTTGGTTCAATGCAGCATCTCGCTTTTCAAATTGTACAGTAGACTGTGTTGTAACTATAGGATTCATGTGAAGTTCAAAGTTATCAACATATCCGCTGTAACCGTTTACTTTGAAATAAGCATTAAGAGCTGTACGCCATCCCTCTTTATATGCAGTCATAAGACGATTTAAGATGTTAGCATAAAGAGCAGAACGCTGTGACATTACAGTACCTGCATTACCTAGACCCTCTGCAGAAGAGAAGTTCATCGCTTCCTTTGGAACACCGAGTACAGATAGCTTCTTGTTCTGATAGTAATCAAGCAATTTATTATCAGCTTCAGTAGCTTCTGCCATGTTAAGATCAGTTACAGATATAGCATCATTTCCGTTTACCTTTGCTAAGTAAACAAGATTGTTAGGACTTTGCGGATTGACGAAACTTTGAGCATCACCTGTAGCAGTATTTATAGAAATCTGCTGTTCAACAATATCCTTCATACGCTGAAGTATATCTTGAACTTCTTCTTCCTCAGCGTCTTGACAATCTACATTTATGAACTTAATAGTTCTTATCAAAGAAGCTAACAACAATGAGTCCTCCAACAAACTTAATGTCTGTGTAGGAGATACGGCATTACTCATAAGCGGTTCAGCAAATTGAATATCAAATGTTTCTTCATCACCGTCAGAATTACGAGTATCAATTGTATACTCGCCTAATAATCCGCCTAATGAGAAGTGTATAACAGCATCCTCAGGATATGAAATATAGTCTTGTACACCATCCTCAGGCTGATAAATATAACCTTGTGGCTTACCTTGATACCAAATATGAATAATATCTTCAGGTGGTATCATATAAGCTGGAATAATGTCATACTTATCATCAGGGATAGTATTGTTATCAAGCCCTACTCCAACATGAATGGTTTGTTTAGAAGGTGCATTATACATCCAAGTAGTTGGCATATAGAAATTACCAATAGTAGCAAGTTCAAGTATATGATCTCGAACATACATATTTACATTCCATCGTTTGAAAAGTCCATTTATAATGTTTGCACAATTCTTATCTTTAGAATCTGCCCATATAATTTGACCCTTCGTATTTGTTGTAGTAGCATCTGTAGCATAATACGACAATGCTGTGCTTATCTGAGAATCTTTTGCTAAAGCACGCATTGTATCAATTTTAGTCTTTATATCATCAATACTTGTAGCACCACGTAAATCTGACATTTTCAGGAATGATCCTGATGTAACATTACGGAGCCACGATACTGTCTTGTTGTACTTCTTACCGCGTCTTAACAATCTATCAACAATTCTTGACATCAATATCACTCCTTACTGTTTATATACAAGGTTCGCTTTGAGGTCTTCATCAATTTGATAATACTTGAAGAAATCCTCTTCTTGCATAACAGATATACCTAAATTGTGTGCAGCATTGATTGCTCTACCATCAATGTTTTCATGCTTACCACCAATAAGTACACAATGAACATCATCTGTGAATTGTAGAGTTACTCTTGCTGAATAACTTTGGAGGATAGCTGAGATTTCAGCAAAATTACCTCTTATGAAATCACCAGTCAAGAAGATTACTTTGTTACGGAAGATAGGCGGTCCGTCAAAACGTTTATCTTTGTCCTTGAAAATGAATTGAGGTGCATCTAGTAAAGATTGAACATCAGATGCATTGCAATTATCGTTGAACCAATTTAGCAATTTTGGCAAATCAGCATGATTTAGCCCCAAATCTGCAGTAATGAGTGCAGGATTAGTAACATAATAACGCATTGTTCTAGCATTGTTTGTGCATGCATTTGCAAACAGAACAAATATATCATCTCTAGGAACAGCCGAAATTGGTACTATTGCACGTAATAGAGATGATAATGATACCTCTATCTGCAAATGTTGATAATCTGGAAGTAATAAGATATCGGGTATACACAGGATAGTTTTATCTTCTAACCACTTATGAATTTCTTCATTAGATGGAACTGTTAAATTCAGTTTTGATAAGAACTGTCTGATGTTAGGAAGCATCTTTGATACGCAATGTGTATCTGGGCATTGAACTGTACCAAATAAAGGTGATTGATAAGACTTACCACAATACTTACAAGTAATAGTACGAGATCTTTTATCACGCTTTTTATTATCAGTAGGTTTAGTAAGCATTATCTGATTTTCGGAATCTAATACAACTAATGTATTAGGCTGTATATCAAAACGTACAATATCAGAATAATCAACACTGATAGGACTTTTTACGTCTTGATAAATTCTACCCTTAACATATCCATTATCGTCTGTATATCTAACTATTGACAATGAACTGTGAAGAATTAGCAGATAGATAATTCACTTTGCCTCTGTGAAAGATAATGTAATCAGTTACTATCTTATTGAACGTAAACTGTGGGCTATTTACCCATGTGTCAGTCAAATTATCTGTAACATTACCAGGAACAAGCCAACCTGGCAGCAGCTTAAACTTTGACATAGACAGTGCATGACGAGTAGGAGTAGCTCCTTTGAAATCAGTCATTGTACTTTCAAATGTAGCTGCAAAGAAATTGAATTGCGACGGATTTGAATGATACAATTTCATCAATGACTGTTGAATACAAGCTGGAAGCTTGCCAGGTGCATTTTGTACAGCATTTGTATATAGCACACCACGTACCCAACTTGTACCTCTTTTGATGTGCACAGTACCTGGTACTGTATGATTCTGAACCAATAAAGTACGCAATTCATTAGAACAGTCAACCCTATCTGACTGAAATCCTGTGTATACTTTTTCAAGATTACCCTCAGCATTGTACTGAAGTGTAATGTGTATACCAGCAGGAACTAAGGTTACAAAATCTCCGGGTTTGAGAAGGTTTCTCATTTTCATAGTAATCATACCTTTCATCGTTTGAATTTGTTTTTAGACGTATTGATTGTATTCAATCCAGGGAACATACTCGGAAGAGTTGCCCCACGTTGACGATTAGAATTTTGGTTGACAGCTGCTATTGCTGATACAACCTTTTTAGCTGGAATAGTAATTCCTGGATTATGACGTATTGCGTTCCATACCCAACCTGCATGACTATCAGCAACATCCTTACTACCGCCGGCAGGGTGGTCTACTCTATCAGTTACACTATCTCGCTGTAGATGTACAAGTTCATCTTGTAGAAGTTTATGATCAAGTTGATCTATACGCTCTTCTAACAATACAGAACGTAATGCTGTGTATCCGTCTGACGTTCTATCAAGTGATATCTTATCTACTGTGAAGCCCTTTTGTTCAAGCTCTTGTGCAAGATATTCACTTTGAAATTGATCTCGACTTATACGCTCAATATGGAATCCAGATTTACGCAACCAACATATAAATGCAACTATTTTACCATATGCAATCTTATCACCTCTTGGAGCTTGAATAGCTACTGAAAACAGATGCGATAAGAACGGCATTGATACTTTAGCACCATCCTTATTTACAATATCTTTACGACCTGTTATACCACCGCCTGATATACCTGTTCGGTCAGTGGTAAGTGACAAGTCGAGATGTATAAATATAGGTATTCGTTTGAGTTCAGGTGGAACTTCTTTCATATGGAAGAATTCTTCAATACTGAAATTATCCTTTGTACCAATTTCCAAAATATCAGAATAGAAAGGATTCTTTCGAGTCTTAGAAATACAAGGATTTATAGCTGCTTGTGTTATGAAAGACAACGCACCTGTTACTGCAATACCAGCAAGGTCTCTCAATGCAATCTCAAAATCAGCTAAGAAATCAGATTTCATATCGACTGGTGGTTCCAGTATTTTATAACCTTGCTTTCTTAGATCATCAAGTGCTTCAGGAAAACATTGATTATCAGGTACTACAAAACCCTTATGATATCTGTCACCAACTGCAATGTAGAATGTTTCACTTGCAAATGTATCTTTAGGAAGTACTTCCCACTGAGGTGCATCAGATATATACATATGATCGCCTGCACCAGCATCTAACTGCTCTTGCACATAAGCTTCCATGAAATCACTATCACTACGTTTAGAGCTTACAGCGAATATCTTTCCGAATACTTCACCACCATGCTTAAATGTACCTTTAACACGGGCTGATATTGTGTTGTAAGTTTCTTTCATATGTGATTTTGCTTTGTTAACGTCTTTAACACCTGCTTTGCTGAAGTTACACTCATCCATGAACCCAACAAATACCTGTTGTCCTAGACCATGTGAAGCGTCTGAACCATAATCTATGATTATCTTTCCACCCTCTGGTATATAGTAGAAATCTCTTTCACTACTAGAAAAGGTTCCGTGTGCATTGAAC